AATACATTAGTTTTCTTGATTTGTTAAATATCGTTTTGTTATGTGCTTATTCTATTGTGTTATAGACGACTATTAATTGTGCGTGCGCGTGCGAATATCATTAATTCATGACAAAGTAAACAATTATTTTATTACGTTTTATTAACAAAAGAAGCGATGATTGTTATTGTTTGCTAGTGACTATTGTTTGACAGTGATTGTTATTACTATTAGACAATGACTATTGTTTGACAGTGATTGTTACTATTGATTGACAGTGATTGTTATTACTATTAGACAGTGACTATTGTTTGACAGTGATTGTTACTATTGTTTGACAGTGACTATTGTTTGACAAGGAATGTCAATTAGTGGAGATTATTGTTTGCTAAGTAGTATTGTTTGATAGTGACAATTATTCAGGGGGCTAGGGACAGTCCCCGGGGTAGTTGCTCTTACAAAATCGCCATTTTATACTTGCATTACTAATGTGCGTTATTAAATTTATATAGAGTGCTACAAAATCGCCATTTTATACTTGCATTACTAATGTGCGTTATTAAATTTATATAGAGTGCCGTGTATGTTCATGCATTGTTCAAATACCAACTTTTATCCCCGCATAGACACGCATGCTTATTAAATTTATATATAAAAGCCACGCCGGTGCTTCCGAGTTCCGTGCGTGGCTTTTGACGCTGTGTTACTTAGCTTAGATGGCAAAGCCTCCGCCGCTAGAACGCTGCCCGTAGAACATTTCCATTTTAGATTGATGTTGTTCAGCTGTTTCTATTGTGTTACTAGCTAACTGACGTAGGACATCTGCTCCGTGAGAATACTCATCGTGCAACGGTGTGCGTTTCCACGCCTGAAGTTTGTCGTCCCATTCTTTAGAGTAGTTAAAGAAGCAATCAATTGTGTATTTGCAAGAAGCATCAATAAAGAGGTTAGGGATTATACGACGAACTGCTTCAATACCGTTCTCAATTGAAGCTTTAGGTAGCACGTCAATGCGCCAGTCTAGCTCTTCTGCTTTTTTATACTCAAGTACCATCTCATATCTAGTCTTAGCTGTACCGTTACGTCGGCTAGCACCTAGCTCGCGAACTTTAATGTCGTGTGGAAAACGCACAGATCGCACATCAAACTTTGAGTCTTTGATATGATCAAGGTAATGGCCCATGGCATAACCATTATTCCAGTACTCGCCGACAATGCGCCATTTGCCGCGATACCACTGTACAAACAGAAGTACAAAATAGTCATCAACACCTAGGTCAACGTAAACATCTGTAGGTAGGTTTGGATCATAAAGGTCTCGCTGGACTCCGCCCTTGCGAACAACTTCTTCATTAAATTGGCGCGCGTAAAACGTTCCATCTCTACTGGCAGTAAATGCTTCTTCTGGCGTACCTGGATATTCCTGGAAGATGTCTCCGCCCAACTCGCGGCGCTGAGCTATCCAGAAGTTCTTTTGCTCTACATCTAGCTTACGTCCAGTCTTGAATTCTAGCTGTGTAAAGTATTCAGCAGCTTCGTCGTCAATAGCTTGGTCAATGTCAAGTCTACAGTCAGGATCATCAATCCACGAAAGAAATACAGGGTAGAAATCCTTAGGTGCAAGCTGGCCTGACTCAAGAGCTAGTACTGAGTCGTCCCAGATTGTCTTAAACATATTCTTGCCTTCGGCAGTGCTTTCAATTACACCAGTGTTGCCGCGAGCAAGTGCTTGGAGTGTGCCTGTCTTTACCTCCTTAGCTCGCTTAGGTGAATTATTAGCTATTTTACCCATCTCAGAGATGTGAAGTCGCTGCAGTGTAGTAGATCGGAAAGACACACGAATAAATATAGTAGAACCATTGTTAAATGAAAATTCTTTAGTGTTATCTTTCTCAAGAATAGCACGGTTAAAGTTTTTAACGTCCTGGTCTAGTGTATCCCACAAAAACTTTGCGCGTTCAAGTAGTGTAGAAGCTTCATCTGTGCCTTGTGCCATGAGGCCTATGTTCATAAACGGCGCCCACACAGCATCATCAAAATAGCTAACAAGCCAAAATGTTGATATTCCTTGCTGTCTAGACTTGAGTATAATAATCCGTGGGTGTTTACGAGTAGCAGAATAAACTGCATGTTGAGCGTAGTTCATCCTGAATATGCACGGAGTACCGTACTTGTCAATAACAGAGTACAAATTGTTTATACGCCAAAGCTTGTTACCGAGATACTTACGTTCAAAGTCTTCAGGTTTTATATTTCTATCTGGTGGGTTATCAAAGAAACCGTAGTGCCCAACTAAGTCAGGATAAAGCTCATTGAATTCTTTTTCTGCTATGCGGAGATTAATCACTTGGAACATCTCCCAGGTATTGATTGTATTTAGGTGTATTGTTATCAGTGTAATTGTTTTGCACGCTAACCTGCGTCATATTTTTATTGATAAACGACGTCTGCAGTTTACACAAAATATCAGTTATAATTTCTAGCTCAGATACGTGTTCAATGCTAAGCAGCAACGACCGTGCGCGCGTATTTATTTGATGTGCCGTAGTTTGAAATTCCTCACTAAGATGTTCAAGTCCTTTTAGCTTTTCTGTAAATTCACCAAGTACTTCTTCACCACCTGGCAACTCACTTAGCTTGCTAGCTACTTCACTAAGGATTACATCGTCCATGTCTACAAGCTGATTTACTGTGCCATTGCGTTTAGCATCATCGTACTCTCTACGAAGCTTTAACACAGTACCATAACTAACGTTTAGATCATCAGCGATATCTTTAGGTGTAGCGTCATTTTGCAATAAGGAGATGACTTTGTATTTTTGCTGATTATCCATTTACTCAGCCCCAGGTTTGGTAATGTGTTCCTGCTTGTATTCTTTAAGAAGGTTAACAACCAAACCAGAGAAGTTAAGATTTAAACGTTCACAGTGATCTTTAACCTCCCTAACAACTTGCTCATCGTCAGGTCGTTTATCTTTAGTGCTGAAGGTAAATATAGCCATAATAGTAGTTCCTGTTGTATATTAAACTTATATAAAATATTATATCTTAATGCTGTGTACATGTAAACATTTTTACTATATAATAAGTAGTAGTTAATAGTAACTCATAAACTAAGGAATTCACCATGCCAGATAAAAGTGGTACTCCGAGTCAAGACCCGACTCGGAACACGACTTACGAGAGTCGGGTAAACGAAGTCATCACTGCATCAACTAAAGACAATGATGGTAAACTTGTACTCCCAGAAGGAACAGACGAAGGACTAGCTTTTTCTGCAATGGCAGAAGTTCGTCGACGTGATACACAAGGCGCGTACACCAAGAATCAGCAACAGTTAAAAGCATTGCAAGCTGAAAACGAAAAACTTGCATCGTCATGGGAAAGTGATGCTGTTGCTAACCTTAGCTCAACCGAACAAGCTAAACTAGAAGAGCTAAAAGTTCAAGACCCAGATAACTGGCGTTCTGAAATTGCTCGCTTGGAAGAAGAAAAGCGTGGTAAGTTTAAAGAAAAGCGCGAAGCAATTACTGTAGAAGCTTCACAGATGACTGAGCTTGAACGCCGCGGCTTGCAACTCGAGCAGTTCAACAAAGACAACCCTGACTTTGCTCTAACTGACGAAGTCATTGAGAATGACATTCCTCCTCGTATTACTCGTAAGCTTGAAAAAGGCGAAATCCAATTTGACGAGTATCTTAACGAAGTTGCTAACTACCTTACCAAGCCGAAGAAAATTGCTGAAGGTGAGAAAGCACCAGACACTCCAAACTTCGCTGGTTCTCGTAGTTCAAATAGTCCTACTTCTGATGCGATTAAGAATCAAAGTAAAAACGACTACAAAAAGGAAATCTTCTGATGTCGAAAGTTTCTCAAGAACACATCAAAAAATTAACTGATTCACTTGATTACAAGTTTGCTCGTGTTGAAAATACAACAGTAACAGGGTGCTGGGCATTTTTACCAAACGGTTTTAAAATTGCTTACGGTGAGTCTGCTTGTGTAGACCCTGCAAATTTTGATTCAGCGCTCGGTAAAAAATACGCAAAAGAACGTGCCGAGCAAGCAGCAGAAATTAAACTGTGGGAGTTTGAAGGTTATCTACTTAAAGTAACCGGTGAAGTCTCAAAGTAATTTAAGTACAATAAGGAAATCTTCTGATGTCAAAGACACATAGAGATATAAGATAATAATATTAATAAATTTCTTTTAGCTGTACAATTTAGTATAATAGGTATAGATGAAGTCAACTGCTTAAGCGTTCTGTAGGTTCTACACCGCTGAGGCAATTGACTACAAGGTCTCCAACTCGTGACTCACCTACCGTCTGTATATCAAATACACTCCAATCACAAAGGCGGACAATTATGTCTACTGGCATTGTTCAGGTTGGGTCTGATTTAGAACGTCGTAAATGGATGCGTGAAGGGTTGATTCAAAAGGCTTCAATGTCTTTTTGGAACGCCTACACTGGCACATCTAAAGACGCGATTGTATTTCAGGCAAACAACGAAAATTCAGGCGAAGGCCATACTGTCGTATTCGACTTTGATGGCAACATTTCTGGTAAAGCGATCAAGGGCAAGGACACTGCTTTTGGTAAAGGCGAGCAGAAAAAGAAATTCTCCGACAAAATCACTGTTGAGCGTTATCGTCTTGTAGTTGACAACGGCG